ATCTTGCCCACGTCCTTCTCCATCTTGGCGATGAGCGAGGCGATCAGCTTGCGAGGGTCGTCAATCGGCTTGTATTCCGCTTCGGGCTTGAATTCCCACCAGCGATTGTTCGCCAGTTCCTTCAGGTTCAAGTGCTGACCCTTGGCGAGCAGCTTCGGCACGTAGAACTGGCCCTTGTTCTCGCCTTCCTCGACCGGCTTCAGGCCCATGTAGACCTCGACCCACTCACGGATCGCGTTCTTGCGCAGACCGCCCAGCTTGTCCTTGTCGAGCAGCATGTTGATGTGCCCAGCGACAGGGCGCATGTCCCCCGAGGAAGCCCAGCGAGTGCAGATGGCCACCAGAAGCCGGTGCACGTCGAGTTGCAGAGTGTCGCCCCGAGTGTGCAGCGACTTGATCGCGGCAGTAATGCCAGCCTCGTCATTGACCGAGGCAAGTTTCATGAAGCTGATAGCGGCCATTGTGCTCTCCTATGTTGAATGGCTTCAGGTTCACAGTGAACCTGTAGATGCACTTCACCCGTCCGATGAAGTGTCCATTCGTGGAGTGCATTTATAGGCTCACCACATAAAGGCCGAGTTGTCAGTTCGCCCAATAATGCAGTTACCTTTCCCTGATAAGTCAAGACTAGCGTTCAGATTGCATAAGCGCAGGACGAGCGTCAGCAATGTCCATAGCCCACAAGCTAGGCCCTGTCTTGATAACAGGTTGGTGGCGTGCCAAGTCTTAGGCACGATTTACGCCACCCTATCCCCTTCAAGGTATAGCCCGCGACTTACAGATGCACAAGGCTAGTTTCTATCGACACTCTAATGCCGTGAGGAACCTTTGCGGCGCAAGTTATGAAGCCGCTATGTCTCGACTTAGGCAGCTACCGCTGCTTTCGGTCACTTAGGCAGCTACCGCTGCTTTCGGTCCGTGCTATCTTGTCTAGCCTAGTCTTGTTCCCTTGTCAAGCCCTAGTTTCGCTTTCCTGTTGACCTAGGACGCTGGCAATAGGCGGAGCACTCTGGCCCTACAACCCTGTAGCCTAGTCGCATAGTCTAGTAAGCTAGTTAGTGGCCTATCTATGGCATAAAGCCTAGGCTATGTCAAGCCCTAACTTGTCGGGCTATCTTCGATCCGGTTTTCCCTGTGGGTGTGTCCGTGTCGATGATTTGACTATGCCACAAGCCGAAACGAATTGCAAGAGAAAAGTTATACAAGGTTTTCAATAGGTTAGACGATCCGGTATGATAACCCATTGATATTAAACAGGAATAAAATTGCCGTGCGAAGCAGGGATTCACCAACAATCTTATAAGCTATTGATAAACAAGGGTAATCTGGCCAAGACAGATACCGTTAAACCCCTCTGTCTATATGTGTGGAAGTCAGATTATTGAATGAAAACAGATAGATAGCACCCATGCACACGATCAATCCAGCTTTCAAACCCCCCCCTGCACTAGCAAAGGCGGGCGCACGCGTTACACCACGCGGACTAGCAAGTCAATCCCCATTGTGGGAAATGAAACATAACTTGATGTATTGACCTAGGGCCCCCCCTGTGGTATCATGGCGGGCATGGGGGAAATTCACGCGCGACTTGGTATAGATACCCGCTCAAAAAATTGTACCGCAAAATTACAACTCACTTCACCCTGAGTGGGACTACACAGTCAAAACCATGTAGTCCCGCAGGGCATCACCCCTTCAGACCCCAGATGTCATACATCGCGGCAGACGTGCTGGAGACACCCCGGATGGGCACATCATACACGAGACCGGCCTGAACACCCTTGATGACAAGGATGGAGCCGTCAAGCGTATACACGCCGATTTCTGGAGGGGTAGCGGACCCGACTGTTCCGACGACAAAACCTCGGAATGAGCCAATAGTGGAAGAGAAACGCACATCCACGTTAGCTGCAACACCCGGAGTGGGGTCATAAGCCGCGATGGGGACAGCGCCGGTGTACTTCGGAGCGGTGGGATAACTCATCACGAGCCTCCTGAGTTGGCCCGGCGATCAACACCACCGGGGGTTACAGCGTCAAGACGCTCTCGGGCCACACCTGCGCGCTTCTCCCAGCTACGCATCGCGCCGAGACCAAGCATACCCATCAGGACGGGCATCATGGCAGCGAGATCGAGTTCAGGAACGAGGGTGAGATCGACGGGAAGCCCGAAGGCGACCACGAAGAACGAGAGCATGGGGTAGAGCAGGAAGGCCCAAGTGAACGCAAGACCGCATACCCACCCGACGAAGGGACGCCAACCGGCGACGAATATGCTGCCGTGCTGCGCTTCTTGGGCGTTCACTGCGATCTGAGCGAGTTCACCGGACTTTTCGAGTTCCAGCACCTTCAGCTTTGCAGCCATGCGCTCGTCGTCGGAAGTGAACAGCTTGTCGATGAGGCCGAACAGGCCCGATGCTATCGGACCCGCAGCCAGTAGTGCGGCAGGAAGGGCCATACTGACCTCCTTAGAAGGGCCACAGCCACTCCCAACCACGCTCGATGGCAGTGGACTCGGGCTTGCTGGGAGTTTCAGGGCTGGCCTCGGGAGCCGGGGCCGGGGAAGGTGCCGGGACAGGCTCAGCGGGCCGGTTTTCCGGGCGCTGGACGGGCCTGACGGGCGTCGGGGTATTCTCGGCAGGCTCGGGCGAGACGCCCTCCTGCGAGGCCCGGAGAGCCGCTGCGAACGTGCGGGCGTATCGGGCCAGCCGGTCGTCAATCCGCTCGTTTCCGCCCCACTTCTTGTGGCTGTCACCGTTCACGATCACTCGGGCCTGCTTGAACTGAGCCGGGAAGTCGTATTCCTTCAGCTTCTTGCCGGTGAACACCCCATCTCTCATTCCGAGGAACATGATGTCAAGTGCGTGGTCCCACTCAAGGGCCAGATCGGGGTTCTCATCCAGCGGAACACCGAGGATGCGAGCGAACTTCTGGTAGTTGTCATACCATGTGATCTGCACGAGGCCACGACCGTAGTACGACTGACCGTAAGGGCCTGCCGGAAGGGCGTAGTTCGTGCTGATGATGCCCTTGGCATGGATCGAGGCCACAGCGCGCTTCGCAGAAGCGTCGGTGTAGTCCGGGCCAAAGCGATGTGCACCCTCGCGGATCGGTGTCATCCACCCTCCGGTCTCGTGCTTGGCCGTGGAGAGGATGTAGGCGAGGTCATTCGGGTCGTAACCCCATTCCTCGCCGTACTCCACGATCCGCTTCATGCCGTCCACTTGATGCTGGTTGAGACGGCCCCCGAACAAGGGCCGCACAGCGTTGTAGAACTCGGCGTTTGCGGGCATGGATCAGTCCCCCTGCTTCGGAGCGATCCCGGCCTTGGCGCGGATGTCCGCAGCCGCCGCCTCGAACTGCGCGGCTTTCGCCTCGGCCTGCCGAGCCAGCTTCTCCTGCACACGGGCGCGAGCCGAGATGGCGTTCACCTTCGCCGCCTGCCGGGCTTCCGCGTCGGCCACGTACTTCGCCTTGGCGTGCGCCTCGATCAGCTTGAGGGCCGTCAGGAGCCGCTTCAGCTTCTCCTTGTCACCGTTCACGCGCTTCGCAGCCTCGATCCCGCCCTTCTTGAGCGAGGCCAGCATCCCCTGCTGGTCCTGCGGCCACGGGATGGTCAGCGTGTTCGTGCCGACCTTGACCTCCGGGGTCTTGTTCTCGACCGGGGCCTTCTCGACGGCCTTGCCGTCCTCTTTCTTCACTTCAGACATAGCAGTCTCCTTCAAAGTCTGCGTCGAACCTTCCCGAGTGCTCCTGCACGCCGGTTAAGTCCGAGTTTCGCCATTGTTGCCGCAGGGAGGGGGCGACCATCTCCAAGCGGGTTTTTCATGCGCTCAGCCCACGCTCGCTTGCGTGTCTGGTTCACGACCTTCATGCTGTCCTGAGCCAGCGCCTCGACCCAATGCCGCACCGATCCCGCAAGGGCGTCGATCCGGTCATCATGCCGAAGGCTGTCCCTGTCACGGGTGATCCGCGACAGTTGGTAGAACAGGCTGTAGGAGGCGCGCTTCTCTAGTGGATAACTCTTGCAGGCGTCCCAATCCTTCTCGATCAGGCCCTCGTCCACCACCAGTCTGCCCGAGCCAATCACAGGCTCAAGCACGTCGATGATGCGGAGTTCTTTCTGTCCACTCTCCCACACGTCCTCGATCTCAGCCCGGTGCACGCGCAGCAGGTTGGGTCGCCAGACATGCGCGAAAGCGCCGTTGCCGAAGTTGCGTTCCACGTCGATCTTGGTCGGCTTCCACCGAGCGGCAATAGCCGTGAGGGCATCAAGACTGTCCTCTCCAAGCCCACCGGGCACTGCGCCGCTGGCCACGAGGAACACGCGACCTGCGAGGAACTTCGTGACCGCATACGCAGTCTCGTCCCCGTTCTGCCCGCCGCCAGCAGGGTCCACGTACATATGGCACCCGTTGAAGCTGGCGTGTTCACGTCCGAACTCAGCAGCCCGGTAGTACGCATCGTTCACCGGCCAGTCAGCCGGGAGCGTCAGCAGTGTGCGGTCGCTGCGCTGCACGAAGATTTCGAGCGGTGCGCTGTGGTCGCTGATCTGCATGAACACCAGCTTCTCAGGCTTCAATGGGAACCTGTCCGCGTCCGATAGGCGAGTGTCCAGCATGTGCTGAAGCTGGAAGTACGCCGCGCCTTGGTCGATCTCCTTCTTCGTCAGGGTTTCCTCGGGGAGTAGAACCGGGTCCACGACCTGTCCACGGTCGCCCATCGGGCCACCGCCAGTTCGCAGCGAGGGGTCATCGTCCATGCGCCGCCGAATGAGCGGTGCGAGGAACTGACCATAGTTCGGTTCTTCCGCCACAGTCGGGTAGCGGCCCGGCCAGATGCGGATGGTGTAGCCACGGCTGAACAGCCCGTTGTAGATGCTGTCGATGCTCTGCGGCGTACCGAGGTAGATGATGTCGCCACGAGAACAGATCGACGTGAAGTCCTTAGTCAAGTGCCGTAGGCGCTCACGCTGGTGCTCAGTCTGGCTGTTCTTCGTGCTCTCGATGTCGTCTGCGATCAGGATGTCTGCTCGCTTACCCTGCATGTTAGACGTGATGCCCACGCAAGCAATGCTGGGCGACTTCTCAGGGCCTTTGAGTTCGTGGTGCACATCGTAGGCTTCCACGCTCTCCCGGTCGCCAGCAGACCTGTCAGGTCGAAGGCACTCCAACTCGTCCATGTTCTGGATGATCTGGATGACCCAATTCGCGATCTCGGTGGCCTGTGTTCCGCCAGCAGATACGATCAGGATACGGGCTGAAGGCTCATGGATAAGCCGCCACACCGCGTATGCAGCGGTGATGGTGGTCTTGGCCTGACCACGCTGCGCTTGGATCATCCGCTCTTTCGGGCCGAACTCCAAGAACTCTGCGATGTCAAGCTGGATGTCTGTGCACTCGAAACCCATCAGGCTGGTCATCACGTCGAAGATGAAGGGCTTGAAGTTCGGGTATTCTGCTCTCAGCATGTCGAGTTCAGCCCAGCGTTCACCGGGCTTAAACTCTCTCTGGTCGCGCTTCGCCATTACGAAGCCTCCACATGCGGTACGAGGGACAGGTTCAGGCCCGCCGCCTTACGCGCAGCGCGGCGTTCCTCAAGACGACGCTGGGTCGAGTTGAGTTCCTCCACAGCTTCGCTGTCCATACCGATGTCGTTGTCCTTCAGGAACTTCGCGATAGCACTCAGCATTGCCGGGTTCGGCTCGCTGATCTTCAGCAGTTCCTCAAGGAGTTCACTCTCAACCTCGTCGCGAGGGAGTGCATCGAGTGCCTCCATTCCACGTTCGTACTTTTCAAGCACCCTCGTGAACACGCGAGCGAGATGGGAGTGCAGTTTACCGAGCGTCTGCTCGTTCGCTGCACCTTTCGCCATCTTTCTCTCCTTACATAAGCGCTCGGAACAGAAGTTCCTCGCCCCCACTAATCGCCACGGTCAGTATCGGAAGTGCGACGCTAGCATACGTGATTACTCGCGTATTAAACTTCTCCACCTTTGTCAGCCGGTCCTTAATTTCGTCGGTCTCGTTTCGAAAATCAGTTCTCAGCTTCTCCGTCTCCCGCTGGTTGCGGTCGAGCGCGGACAGAATGTGCTTCACATCCGCGCTCAACTCGCCCATCAAGGTGAATACGGCTCGCCGGTCGTTCAGGTCGTTTCGATCCATTGCCTGCCTTGCAACCAGTGCCCCGCAGAGTAGTTCCCCCCGTCCGACCACACGTCCAAGAACCTCGGAAATACAGGCCAAGGCCGTGCATCCCAAGTCCATGCGAACAGCATGTCGGGATCGACCATCTTGTCGCCGGTGCGGCTAGATACCGGATTGGTGCCAGAAGTGGCGCTCCAATACTCGGCCAGAGCCTGATAGTACACCTGCTGAATACGGTCGTCACGTTCGCCAGTTGAGTAGTACGGTTCCGTACTCTCCACCGACTTCGGGTCGAGGAACTTGTTGGGCTGATTGGTCCCTTTGTTGATGGCCGCGCAACCAAGCTCGGTGTACGCGATCCGTTTCAATTCGGGGACGTATCCAGTGTCAGTGGACTGCGTTACCCCGTCGATGATGTTGAAGTGACGTTCCCTCCACCACGACTTGTGATCCTTGTCTCGATAGCGCCACTCCAAGATAGGGGTCCGCAGTTGGTTGTCCCGGTCGAACTCGTTGAGGTACTGATAGTCGTACTTCTCGCCGCCCTCGATCTGACCCTTGAGGTAGGTCAAGTCGTAGATGCTCGGCCAGAGTGCATCGTCAATCGCCAGAGGCGAACCCCTCCAGTCAGAGAGCGGAAGGTAGTTGTCGATGCCAACGAAGTCGATGTTGGGGTCTGTCCACAGCGGATCGAGATGAAAGATGCTGTTGAAGCCTCCCGAGGTCTCGTAGTTCCTCGGCATGAACTCCGACCAGTCACAGGCGTAAGTGATCTCGCACTCTTGCCCGAGGATCAGCTTGACTTCCGCAGCAAGCTGCTTCAGTTTAGCCACAGCCGGGAACGAGTGGTCCCCATCTCTGGCCTCAGTCATGCCAATCATTTCGGTCGTGATACAGAACGCATCCACGCCGCCTGCAAGGGCGCACAGGTGTGCGTAGTGCAGAGTGAACCGGCGCAGACCCCATTCGGCAGGTCCGCTGTAGTTCACCGTCTGGCTCACAGAGTTGGGTGTGAAGTCGTCAGGACTGCACGATCCGAAGAAGTGGTCCATCTGAGCGGTGACGGCACTTGTGCCCTGATCGCTGTACAGAGGCCGGATGCGCCCTCGCCACGGATAAGCGCCCTGCGGGCCGCTCTCATCCGGGTCAGGAAGCGCCTGATCGTTCGTGATGTCCATGAGGATGAACGGGTAGAACATGACCTTCAGGCCACGGCTGCGCATGTCTTGGATGCCCTCGATCACGCTCCGGTCAGAAGGCGTGCCGCCGTAGGAGACCTTCGGTGTCCCGAGGTCGAACATCGTGACGTTCGTGCAGTAGAACCACGGCTCGTCAGTGTCCTGCTTGTCAAGCACGAACTCCACGTAGGAGAACGTACCGTCAGCCGGGAAGTCCAAGTTGATCTCAGTCCACGTCTTGGCTGCGACCCACTTCGCCTGCGGCTCGACAAGCCAGTTCGCGCCCGGCCCGCCATTGCGGACTGCTGGGTAGAAGTACCTGCCCACCGGAGACCAGAAGTATCCGCGCCAGCGGTACTGGCCCCACGGGATCGGCCCGCCCGGTCCACCGGAACTGGTGTCCGCGTGGTTCCAAGCTGAGTAGCCTTCTTGATCAATAGTCTGGGTCCCGTAGTCGATTAGAACGATCCCCGCGCCCTGACCTGCGAAGTCACCGGGGTCCACGTAAGGCTGTCCAATGCTGCTGTCAGGATCGACGCTGCTGGCGTACTGCGTGGTCACAGTCGCACCGTTCCGAGAGTTCAACCACTGCACGTAGACAGGATTGTACTCCGCGGGGCTGTCCCAAAAGATGCTTGGCACACCCATCTGCTGACGAGTGAGGCCGTTCACGATGTACGGAAACGGGGTGCTGTTCCCGATGGCGGGAGCCAATTCAGGAGCCACCGCCGACACGATAAGATCGAGTTGTCGGTCTACGGCGTTGTCGTTGAAGGTTCCGTCAGTGCTGCGCGTCACCACGAGCCGGATGGCACGAGTGTTCGTTGGCACAAAAGTAGGCCCGCCCGTGTACAGCCCGGTAAGAGCGACGCTGTTGACGTTACCGTAGTCCACTTGCGAGATCAGCAGGGTTCCTGCGTTGTCGCCGAAGAAGCGGAGTACGATCTGGATGTCGGTAGAAGTCGATCCCGTGGTGCTCCACGAGTAGATCACTTCCACATTCGTGCTTCCATCCGTGACCCGGTTCAGGAGGATGCTTGAGTTCTCAAGCGTGTACAGCGTGGTCGTCGGTACGCCGTTCGCGCCGACAGCCCATGCCCCGATGTCCTGATCGAGTTCGATGGTGCCGCCTTCCCCACCGGGAGTGAAGAAGGTGAAATGCTCGCCTTTCGGCTTGATGGTGCACTCGCCCAACCGCAGGTCATCTCCGAACCACGAAGTGATGAGGGAGACCCACTTCACCCGAGGGAGGTTCTTCTGAAGGTTGTCCATAGCGCGGGAAAAGTTGGTCTTGCCAGACACAGCCCCGTCCCACTGCGAGTTCTCATCGCGTACGTCGCCCCACTGGTTAGTGAAGCGTGCGGGAGTTGTGCTGTAGGCCCACTCCCCGGTTGAGGGAAGAAGGGCCACGCCCGACAGCAGCGACTTGACTTTGCGCGTCGTCTTCGATCTCAGGATCATGGCCCTGCTCCTTACGTTGTGATACTGGTCACGTCAACGCCGCCGATGACGGTGATGCCGCACTCCAATGTTGCGTCTGCAAGTCCACCCACGATCTCGCAGGTCGTCTGACCCGCCACGAGAGTGAACTTGGTGCCACCGCCGGGGATTGCCCGTGTGACTGCGCCGTTCGGCTGCACGGTGACTGTCGCCTTGACGGAGCCCCCGTTCGAGATCAAGAACTCCACGGTCTGCGAGGGGTTCGTCTGAACGTCCACCCGGATGTCATCGACTTGACACGTCGCAGGGACGGCGGTGACGATGTACTCCTTCTGACCATCGAAGGTCTGGTAGAAGCCGAAGAACAGTTGCTCGAACTGCTGAAGGCTGACCGACAGCGATGCAAGTGCGCCGTTCACGGCGTCCTCGACGGCCTGAAGAACCGCGTCCTCGATCAAGATGCTGTCCGCGATACGGCCATCGAGTACCTCGTGCAGAGCGTACATGATGTGCTTGCTCAGAAGCGTCAGGTTCTCGCGCGTTGCGTTCCCCGGCTGGGAAAGGTTCACAGGCAACGCCTGCTTGCTCACTGTGCGCCGGAACACGATCTTGTCGCCGTTGACCAGCCCTTGACCGGGCGTCAGGCGCACACGGCTCGAAGTAAGCCAGTCGAAGTCCAGATCGACCGGGATCGCGCCCTTCTTGTAGCAGGTCACATCTCCCTGAGAGGCGTAGCCGAGGGCAAAGTTCAGGTCGAACTCGTCGTCACCCGCGTAGGCGAACTCGTTCACTGATAGGCCCATCAGAGCCTCCTTTCTGTCTATATGTGTGGAAGTCGGGATTTCTCCCGACCTCCAATGGGTTATCGCATGGCTTCCCAAACCTGCTTCATGCCGTACCAGTTCATAAAGAACATGGCCCGTGCGTTCTGCATGTCGTTGTAGTCGCCATCGCCACTCAGCATCCCGGCAATCGAACCGGGAGCTTGCATCAACTTCTGCGTCTGCTCAAACACCGGAGTGTCGAGGTAGGACGTGTACCGCCCATACGGGCTGAAGTTCAGGTCATCGAACCCGAGCATGGTTGTGATAGGATCAACAACCATAGGAGCCACACCAAGAGTTGCGCTGTACGCGACGGCAAGCCGTGCACGATCTGTTGCGCTCATCTCCTGACCCTGTACCGTCTGGCCGAGTGTCAGCACTGCGTAGGCGAAGCCAAGCTGCCAAGTAGCAGCATGCAGGAAGTGCTGGCGACCGCCGATCATCAGGTTGCGAGCCGTCTGCTTCTGCACTGCCGTCAACGCGAACGTCTTGAGCGAGGTCAGTAGCTTACCGATGTCCGAGTTCATCCACACGGAAGTCTCGCCAACGAAGCCACGCTGAACCTGCTGGTGAACCGCGCGGAATACCGCTGCACCGAACTCATTCGCGAGTTCAGCCGCCTGTTCCTCTCCCATGTGAGCAGCCCACTGCGACGGGTTCAGCTTGACATTCCCACCGTTCACTTCGATCACCCCGGAGCGGATCAGGTCCACAATGTCCGAGATTTGGGAAGGCTCAAGGCCGATGTCCCGAAGCATACGGTTCGTCAGGTTCGTCTCCTGACCAGCAAGTGCCCGCATCACGTTCGTCGTCACAGCAGCGGCGGAAACCATCTGCTGCGCCGCTGTGACATGGATTTGTCCGCTGGCGTAGTTCGTTGCCCGCTCCACACTGTTGAGTGCGGACTGGCCCATCTGCATGTACACGTTATTCGCGAGTTCCGTTTCATCAATCGAGAGATGCGGACGGAACAGCATGTGGTCCTGCCCGACGATGACGCCGAGGCTTTGCAGTTCGTCGTACAGGTTCTTGTACTCAGCTTTGGTCATGGCACCGGGTCTGTTCCAACCCAGCCGAGCCATCACTGGCTCCATGACGTTCTGCACACCGTTCGCCACGAACAGGTTCGCGGTGTCCATAAGCTGCGTCAGACCCGCCCTCTGAAGAAGGCTGGCCCGAGTTGCCTTGGTGAGCATGGAAGTCAACGGGCTGACACCAGCGGTCTCGCGACCCATGATGAAGCCCTTGTGCGCGCCTCCCGTGAACTGGCTGAAGATCGCGTCGAGTTGGCCACGCTCAAGTCCCTGCTCGCGCAACGCGCTCTGCTCGAACATGATGGTGTCCTTCAGGGCTTCAAGGTCTGCTTTGTCACGGATGCCCTTGTTTGCCAACGCAGCAGCGCCAGCCGCGTCTCCGACGTACTTATGAAGGCTTATCTCTATGTCGTCTGACAGTAGATCAACAAGCTTCAAGTTCGTACCGGGGATTGTGGTACGCATGTCCACGTCAGTCCTGCGACGAAGGTAGCCTTTCTTTGCACGTTCCTGAGTGTTCACGTCGAGCCGACGCATGATGCTTTCCACATCCGCACGGCTGAGACCGGACTGTTCCAGAACTGCCTCGATACCGCTGCGGCTGTCGATGTCCAGCAGTCGGCTGTCAGCCGCCCCGACACCAAGCCCGCGATCCGAGAACCGGCGCACGATGGCCTTCGCCAGTCGAGTTGCCAAGTCCGCATCCAGTCCAGAGCCTCGCATGTACCCATCGCGGAACGCGCGGATCATGTTTTCCTCTCCGACCTGCTGGCGAACCCGCAGGAAGTTTCGAGGCTCCCAATCGTACCGGAAATAGCCGGGACGGTGGTCGATGTCGCGTGCACCGCGCACTGAACGATCTTCTTCGAGACCCTTCATCCTGTCGAGGATTTCCATGTGGGTCTTGTCGATGCTGCCGATCAGGTCTTTGAACTCCGGGTCCGCTCTGCCCGTCATGTAGTAGTCGTGCATAGCAAGTCGCAGGTCGCGACTGAACTGCCGATGGCTCTCCACCCGAACAGGGTTCAGGCCCTTCTGACGGAAATACGCCGACCGCTGTTCCACGAGGGCCGCAGCCGAGTGCACCATAGCGGAACCGTGGTACATCTCCTTCATCACGGCGGCAGTTGAGCCACGCCGAACAAGCCCGCTCGCGCTCTCAAGGATTTCTGCTGACACGAAGTTTGCACTTGGAGACTGGCTATGAACAAGGCTTGTGAAGTCCCGCTGACCTAGTGTGAACACTGTGCCAGCAATTTGCCCGAGGTTGACAGTGCGATTGGTGAACGGGATGGTAACTTCGTAGTCTGCTCCTCCAACAAGAGTGCGAACCCACGGGTTCATGGTGTCCTCCTGGTAGAGACGACTGAAGTCGTAGTCCACAGCCCACTCACGGTTCGCCATTGATAGCCGGATCATTCTTTCTGTCGCACCAGCGTCAGCCATGTCCTGAACCCAAGGGTGAACAGGGAGCGGAGTTGCTCCCGCTGCCGCATTGCGGTTGGCGTCGAGGTTCGCGAGTTCGCGGTCCACGTCGATGGCCCTCGGGGAAGTACCCAAGCTGCGGGCACCCACGGAACCGGCGTCGAGGTCGTCTCCCTCGATCACCAGCGGACCACGAGGCACAGGGTTGCTGGCCTGATCCGCCTCGCTGAGCGGGGTCGTGTGCCGGTTTATGGCGCTCTCAGGGTCCATGAGGTCGCGCTGAAGGTCCGTCTCGAACCGGCGCAGTGCATCCCGCATCTCTACGCGGGCAGCTTCTCCCCACACCTGACGGTCCAGCCCCACGGTCCCGATAGCCGGGTTCAGAACACCGCCCGTTGCCGCGCCCGCGACGATCATCTGGAACATGCCCGCGATGTCGTGGTCATCGCGCACGATGTTTCCGATCCCTCCGACGACCGCGCCCGACAGGGCACCGCCAGTGACGCCCACAGCCGTGTCACCAGCGACCCGAGCGAGGGTCGTGGAGCCAGTGAGCGCCCGCGTTGTCCGGGCCACAGAGGCGGCTGTCCGGGCCGCTGCGATGGTGCCGCCCGAGGCGAGGATGAGCGGAAGGTCCGCGTCGATCAGGCCCGCAGCAAACTGCATAGCCCCTCGGCTGATCCCGACCTGCTGAGCAAGCCGCGCCTGCTCCCGCTGGTCCTGAAGGATACGGTCACGCCGGGCAAGTGCACCCGCGTGCGTCATGCTCCCCATCACGTTGTCGTGCAGGTGCAGAGGGATGCCCTTCGTCAGTTCTTCACGGAAGGGTTCCAGTTCCGCAGTCCCACTCGTGAGCAGTTCTTCCACTGCCTGCGGAGTGGTCTGCAAGTATTCGATGGCCGAGTTGAGCACGCTCTGACGGATCGTCAGGGTGCCCACACTGTCTCCGCGCTGCCACAAGGGAAGCTGTGCTGCTTCCTCTGCTTCACGCTGGGCCTGCCTGCCCGCGCCTTCCGGCGCGGACAAGGGGATGCCCTCAAGGAAGGGGTTCTGAGGTACAGTCTCAGGGCCTTCGACACGCGGGGGCAGCATTGGCCCCTCTACCGGGGCCTGAGTGACTTCTTCCATGAGGGCTTTCCTTACCTTGTTGCGATGTAGCGATCACCAATCTCCCGCAGCGGGAGCACGATGCTCCCAACTCCGATGATGTTGGCCACGTACTGTCCGTTCAGCCTCGTCACCGTGTAGTCTGGTGCAGAGCGTGTACCGGGGTTCGCCGTGTGGAACGGGCTGATCCTTCGCAGGAACTCGCCGCCGGGGGCGCTGTCCTCGTACCAGTCCGCGAGTTGCGGCACGGCAGCGCGGGCTTCTTCCGATCCCATCCACTCCACGATTGCAGTGTTCACCGCCGCTGTGTTCTCGACCTGTTGGCCGGGGAACATCTGAGCACGGATACCCGACTCGTTAGGCTGCGGCATCACGAACGAACTGCCCATGACTGCACCACGATTGGTCACGTAGTCGAGTGCCATCGTGACTGCGCCCTGCTGTGAAGTAGCGGGCATGAACGGTACGACTTCTTCGAGGAAGCGCGTGACCTGAGTGTTGAACTGGTTGTTGATCGCAGTGTCGTCCAAGCTGCGAGCGGCGTTTACATCCGCCATATCGAACCGACCCGTCAGCCCTGCGCGAAGCAGGCTGCTGGGCACGAGTGCCGATGCTGCCGAGCCGTTGAGCGCACCGCCGAACCAAGTGTTCGTGATGTTCCCACGTTCCGCCAGTCGCACGGCTCTCGCCACACGCTGCGCGGTTTCCTCGGGTGCAGGCCGCTGCCCCACCGAAAGTCCGACCTGCTGAACCGCGTCGTAGAACGCATTGGCCACAGGGTCGTTCCGGTTGCTGAGGTCCACATCGGTGAACACTTCCCGATCGGGGAACATGCTAATAACCATGTGGCTCGCTGCCATCATCCGTCCACGGGCTTCAGGCTCAGGGACGTACTGGTACGCGAGTTCAGGGTTCACAGCCATGAGGCCCACGAAACTCTGTAGGCCCACAACGGTCGTGGGTCTAGCCTGACCTTGCTGGTCGATCCAGTTGCCCGAGGCAGCGAGGTTGATCTGCTGCTGAAGGGCTGGGTCCACGATGCCGTTGTTCGCGAGGTACTCGACTTCTGCGGCCCGCTGCATCGCACCGATCTCTGCCGGTGTCGCCTGCGGGTTCGATGCACGGAAGTTCTGGATTTGCCGACCGAGGAAGTCTCGGAAGCCCTGCACCGCCCGATCCCGCAAGCGCGGTTCCAGAGTGCCTACCGTCTGCGCGGTCTCCGCGTTCGCGATGATGGCTCGATCCTCCTGAGCACGGAGAGCGCGCTGCACAAGGTCTGCGCTTTGCGTCACCAGATCGGAAGCTGCCCCACTGATCCGCGAGGGATCGAACGTGGTGCCGCTCTGCTGGTAAGCGCCGATCAGGTTGCTCATGTACTCCTGATTGATCTCGTCCAGTGTCAGTTTGCTGGTCCCAGCCTCGAAGGCCGCTCTCCTCTCCTGCAACTGCACATCCGCCTCCGCGATAGAGGTCTCCAACGCAACTGCCTGCTTCGTGTCGTTCACGGCTTGGAGTTCCTGAATACGGTCTCCAATGACAGAGCGCATCATATGCTGCTCTTGGTTGATCCGCTGGTCGTCCAGTGCCATCCCCCACTGCGCGTACAGGCCGCCACGGGTGGCTCGCCAGTCGGTCAGTGTACGCTCCCCGCGCATGAACAGTTCGTCGTTCTCGGCCATAGACGGTCCCATGCCCTCAAGGACATCGAGACGAGCCTGCTGCCTGATCTGTTCGAGGTTGCGTTCCGCAGCTACGCGGTCAGCTTCGGGGTCCGGGCGGTTGTCACTCCACGATCCGGTGATGTTCCTGATGTACGTCCGGGTTTCCTTGGGCAGAGACGCCATGTCCCCATCCCAATTATCCGCCTTGCCCACGCCCCAATTATAGGCCGCGAGTGCACGGGGGACATCCCCGTTGTACCGCTCAAGCATCGCGGACAGGTACTCCGTACCCATCTGCCGGTTGACTGCGGCGTTCCGCATGAGGCGGTCGGCCTCTGCTACAGTCCGTCCACTGTACGCCACCCCGAGACTGTCGGCATGGGCGAAGATGTCACGAACTCCGAGGCCGGGGTTCATGGCAGTGGCAGGCATCAACTGCATCACGCCAGTCGCGCCCACCGGGCTGACAGCGTTCGGGTTGCCCCGGCTCTCCTGATGCTCGACCGCAGCCTGCATCAAGTGGGCCTGAAGGTCGTAGTCGCCAGCGGCAGCAGCGGCTTGGATGTTCAGGCCACGAGTGCCTTCAGCGAACTCCACGCCTGCACGGGCAGCATCGTAGACCTGCCCAGCGCCCTGCGCCTGAGTGCGGCGGTTGTGACGGGCGTTGATCGCGGCGTATTCCTCGGCGGCGACCAGCGGGTCAACATCGCCAGTGGCAATGCGGTCCTGAAGGTCGGTCATCTCGGTGTGCCACTCGGCATTCCACTGCTGCTCCATCCGCGTGTGGTACGCGGACTGCGCCTGCCGTACGGTCCGAAGCTGCGAGGCAGTGAGGTTCTCGGTGGTCAGAAAGCCAGCGGCATCCAAGTGAGCAAATGCTGCGGGGTTGTTGTTCTCGAACGAGTTCACGATACCCTGCACCACAGCCGCACGGCGGCGCTCGATGCTCAGGCCAGCGGTGGCCCCGCTCTCGCCAGTGGCGAAGTCGATGAGGGCACCCGTGCTGGTGTTGTCGCGAGACAGAACGTCCACACTCTGAGCGAGCGCGTCGAAGTTCTGCTGCTCCCTGAAGCCGATGTTGCGCCGCATGTGCGCGTCCACCAGCCCCGGCATCTGCTGCATCAACTGCTCGCGTGCCAGATCGCGAGTGCGCTGGTCAGGAATGCCCGCGACCATAGCGTCGATACGGTTCACGAGCGTTCCACGGTAGGTGTCCGGGTCTTGCTCGTAGGCACCAGCCTCGATCTCCGCTTCCTGTGCACTCAGCAGGCTCGAACTGAGCGTCTGTGCGGTGACGAGGCGGTAGCCTTCCAGCGCCCACTTGTCGCCCTCCATCTCCACGCTCTCGAAGGACTGACCCTGCATCGCTGCGATCTGGCCGTCCATCATGCTCCGCTCTTGGCGCTTCTGCTGTATCTCAGCCAGTCGGCCCTGAGCGAACTGCGAGACCTGCTGTGCGATCTGCGCGGTGTAGGTGTCCACAGGCACACGGGGTGCCTGCGGTGCTCCGACACTCGGGACTTGCCGGGTTACGGGGTTGATAGCCTCCTGTCCCCGGAGGTTGTCCTGCGGCTGTGCGCGCCGCTCAAGTCCTTGGGCCATGATTGCTCCTTATAGCCGTTCTTGGTCGTTCACACGACCGCCGTTGGGTCCGAGAAGTCGGCTTCCCTCTGGCTGGTGACTGTCGTAGATGTCGAGCAGGTTCGTCCCCGCTCCCAACAGCATTGCGCCAATCGAGGGTCGAGGAATGACCTGTACATCCGTGTTCGTGATTGCAGAGATCGCGATGCTGGTTTTCTGCTCGCGAAGTTCCGCCTGTTGCTGGCTGGCCTGCCGCTCTTGGGCGTAGCGCGCCCTTCCTGCGGAAGCCTTCAGGTCTCGAACAGCCATCTTGACGCTGTTCCCCGTCACGCCAGCGGCAGCAGCATCGACTTCAGCCTGAGACTGATCGACCATTGCTTGCCGCTGGATGAGGGTGTCAACCTGCACAGCCGCGTCTCGTGCACGCACTTGGTTCACCGTGACCGCGTTCTCTGCCCGTGCTGCGGACAGCCGGTTCATCGTGTTGCGGTAGGCTTGGATGCGCTCCTGAAGATCGGCTTGGATGCCAGCGGTGGCGAAGTCGCCCCACTTGCCAGCCAGCGAAAGGCCCATCTGCGCAAGCATAAGTGTACTCATGCTCTGCGTCCTTTCGTTCTGAGGATTTGCCCGATCCACTCCACTTCATGGATAGTCACGGGTCGGATGTCGGTGCCGGTAAACCGAAGTCTGGACCAGTCCGCTCTCTCTCCCCACGGAATGTAGAACGGTCCCGACTGAAGGATCAGCCGGTCGGGGTCGAGAGGTTCGTTGTCGAGCGGGAACACGTAGGCAGTGTACTCCCAATCGTCACTGTACGGGCTGGACCCGATAGCCTTGAACTCGCCACTGTTGTCCACATGCACAACGTAGTCCTGCACGGTGACTTTCTGGCTGGTGTCGATCCTGTTCTGGTAGTCCCGAGCGAATACTTGCGTCGGTTCTAGTTCCCACTCGACTGTCTGCCCGCAGAACAGGGTAGCCCCATTCGGTGCCACTTCCGCGTCGAAGAAGTAGCGGGTGGTCAGCGCGTTCAAGCGGATTTCCAGAGTTGGCCGTGCTTCCAGTCCGGGGTTAGCACACCCGGTGGCCTGAAGGAACCGAGCACCTACGTAGGGCAACTCGATGTAGTTGCTGGCCACCTGCTTCTCGACCCTACGGTCAAGCATCTCGTGGTAGCCGTAAACTCCGATGGTCCGGTTCAGGTCGAGCGAGTGCAGGAACACATCGCCGTCCGTGTCTCTCCCGAGGAAGTAGACGATGGAGTTGCGGAAGAAGAAGTATTCGACCACATCCTGAAACTGCCACTTCCCCCAAGCGGACTGAAGGACTTCATTCCCGTCCCACAGGTACTTGTACACCCACACAGTGCGGCGGTTCTTGTTCGTGCGGAACAGACCGAGGTTGAAGTTCTGGCTGACAGCCATCCCTGTGATCGAACCTTCGATGTACCTGTCCTGCGTCTCCGTCAGGCTGTTCGCCGCGTTTGCAGCGTTATCGCTGTCCGTGTAAAACTCCTTCACACCAGAGAACTCACCGACGCTGAATGGGAACAGGATCGTCCTGCCCGTGCTCACCGGGGGAGTGCCGCCAGAGGCGATCTCGAACTCCGTAGTCAGAACCATGCTCACCGTGTTCGGGTTGATGCCACCGCCACGAATGACGAACTGGCTGTCGCCCGGATCGGCCATGATGAACAGGTCTCGGTCGAAAGGCACTAACCAGTCCAGCTTCAGATCATCCTTCTTGGTCGAAGTGATGTCCACCGGGTCAGTAGCAGCGACGACCGTCGCGGATGCCCGCCAGATGTCGAAGGGTTCGTTCGTGCGGCTCATCACCACGCTGTCAGGACTGAGCATAGCCAGCCTGCCCTCGAAGCCCTCAAGGTCTTTGAGGGGCTTGTCGATGAAGGATGGCCAAGGTGCGCTGTCGTCATCGCCCACCTGTCTGCCAAGCCACGGGCCGTGCTCCAAGTAGAAAGTTCCACTCTCGGCCACTAACACATGAGGCATGGTGGTCAGGTTGAACAGGCGTTGCTGGTTCGGGTCGTACCACTCGATCCAAGTGCCCTCGTTACCGAAGCCAGCCGAACCGTTCTCCGGGATGGTGTCCTTGGCATCGAACTTGAGCCAGTAGTCATCCTCGACGGCGTCACTCGTGACCACCTTGACGATCATCCCGTTCGGTGCGAAGCGAGGCAGGTCAGCCACGTCCTTCACAGTGTCCGAGACAGCGCGCAGTATTTCTCCGCCCTCACCGTCCGACACTCCGATGCGTATTTGCAATGTCGGGTGGTAGATGCACCCCACGTCGAACGACCTAGTGATGACCGTACCCACAGGAAGGTTAGGGTCAGCCAGAAGGCCAGCAACCAGTTCCCCTATGATGTACTCCGAATTGGTCTTACCCGCATCCCCAGCAATTGTGCCATCGGGTGCGGTGTATTCCGCATTGATGATAGCCCCGTTGCTGAAGCGCCCTTGCACAGCGTAGGTCTTGAGGAACTGCCCGCCCAGCGCATGGAACAGCGCAGCGTACCACGGGTTCCCGTCCACGGCTGCCCTCTTGCGCGTCACCCGATCTCGGTTCACCGTGACGATCTTGCGATCCACCACATGGAACTGCATGTCCGGGCCGATGTAGTCCGGGCTTCCACCATTGCGGAACTGGATGTTCTGCCGGGTGCCGTCGAGCGCCCACATCTGAAGGTCGCCCGACTTGTAGCCGAGGATGTAGTCCACCCCGTCATACGAGATGTCCTGATACTTGTGCCCACTGGTTGCACGGTCGAGAGTAGACCCCTCGTCAGTGGCGGGCCGAGTGGACAGTCCGAGGGTCACGTCCGAAATCAGGTTCACCTGCTCAGTGACCTGACCGTCCAGTCGAACGCGGGCGGGCTGTTGGCTTACGCCCTGAAGAAGTGTCCCGAGGGAACCTGATTTCAGTGCCATGCTACCTCACCTCTGGTTGCCAGCGGCCATAGCTGATACCGCGCCGAAGCTGCGACACAGTGTTGGCCGGATTGTCGAAGATGTTGGCCTGCCGATTCCGCAGATGTTCGCGGTATAGGCTCTGCCATCCGATGTCCCGCTCGTTGCGGTAGTTGCTCAGCTTCGGGTCAGCACCATCCTCGTTCAGATAGAACTCGTAGACGGCTTTCGCCCTGATGTACTCCTGAGCGGCCAGAGGCATTTCCTCAAGCGAGACCTCGAAGATCATCCGCAAACGGACTTTTTCTCCGATCTCAAAGGTTCCAGTGGTCAGGTCGTACATGCGGCTTCCGCGCAGAGTGAGGTTGAAGTGCCTATCTGTTGGGTCTGCCTTGATGCAGCCCTGCGGCACGATGATCTCACCGTTGGATTGTGGTGTGATCTCTCGACATTCAGTGTTGAACCACAGCCCCACTGACTGAACAGAAGCCTGCACCCTGCTGAGAAGCTGCTCGGCTTTCATGTAGAGAGGGTGGCGGTTCTGCTCGGCAGTGAGAGGCCGTGCACCAGTCGAGACGATCATCTCGTTGATGATGTCAAGTCTTGAGTACATGACGGTCTCCTTCCTTTGCTCACTGAAGTGCACCCGCGAGTGCACATGAGAGAACAAAAAAAAAGCCCCCCTATCCAGAAGGACAGAGGGGCGAGTGGCAGTGGACCCGGACTTACGGGTTCAGAGTGGCGTGGAACTTGAACACCGCACCAGTCTGGTCGGGACGGCGGGGTGCCGCACCGAAGGCCAGATAGCTGTCGATGAACCACGAGAGTTCCAGCTTATCGTAGTGCACGTCCGAAGTCAGCGGGAGGGTCTCGCCACCAAGCACCGAGTTCGGGTGCATGATGAGGCCCACGGCGTTGGCTTCGATGCCAGCCAGCACGTACTCCGTGCCGTTGCCGAGGATCGACAGGTCAATGTTCGTGTCGGCCAGACGCGCGGTCGAGACCAGCGGAACACCCATCAGGGTCCTGATGGTGCCGTCAGCGAAGTCGCCGCTGTCACGCGAGAAGTTGCGGTTCACTAGCTTGTCGTTGTTCAGCAGGACGGCGTGCTGGCGAGGACGCAGGAACAGCGCCGTCTCGTCGGTGTCCACATCGTTCTCCTGCATGTTCACGATCACCTTCTCGAAAGCCTTGTACAGCGCGTCGGGGTCGAGTTCGTCGCCCGCAACCGCGAGTTCGGTGTGGTAGCCCGACTTGAAGGCGTCCCCGAGGTCACGACCTTGGATGCCCTTGATGCCCGCAGACACGCCAGCGACCACGTTCAGCAGCGCCGACTTGATTCCCATGTTCAGGAGCGCGGCGTCGAAGAACTTCGCGATGGTCTTGCCGTGGTCCATGCCGATCTCGCGCCGTGCGGAGAAGTCGGTCTGGAACTCGTTCAGGAGGGTACGCTTGTCGCGGGCCAGAACGATGGTGTCCACGACGACCTGAGCACGGTCGAAGTTGCGAGCCGTGCTCCCCCGCCGCCGCCCGGCGTTCACGTCGTTGATCGCCTGAAGGGTCGAGTCGCCCATCCGGCGAACGGTCTTGGTGTCGGTCCCTCGGATGGAGTGCATCGACACGAACTGGCGCATGATGGAACGCTTGGCGATCTGTGCATCGACAACACCGCCGTATTCCTCGATCATGTCGTTTCGGTCGAAGGAACTGATTTGGTCAACCATGATAGGTTCCTTTACTGAGTGTGGTATTCTTCAGGCGATCTCTCTCAGATGCCCTGCTTCTTCCCTGCGTTGCGCTGTGCACGCAAGGCGTTGAACTCGGATTCGGACGCACCGCGCCGGTACAGCCGATCAAGCTGCTCACCGTACTCACGGCGAGTGATCCCCTTGACCGTGGTAGTGGCCTTGGTGTCAGGAGTGACCTGACCCTTGCCAGCCGCGAGTGCGGTGTTCTTGGGGTCGCTGTTGTAGCGGGAGATGATCTCGTCCGCTGCGAACTTCGCCTGACGCCCGCCCTTGTCGAGCATGGCACGGAGTTCGTCCAGTTCTGCGGCGTCCATCTTGGCAGTGGCCCACTTGGTGGCCTTCTTCCAGTTGTCCTCGCCGCCAGCCGCCTCGTGGACGACCTTGGTGACTTCCTGCAACCGAGCCTTCTCGCGGCTGGTGACAGTCTCGAAGCCCGCCATGATGAGCGTGGCCTTGGTCTTGCCGACAGCCTCGATCAGCTTGTCACGGTCCACGAGGGACGGGTCCATCTGCTCCCGAGCCTTGCCGAACAGTTCCAGCGCCGTCTCCGGGGTCATGCCCGAGTTCTGGATCAGGGTGAGGGTGGACTTCCCGACTTCATCGTTCCCCGGATCACCCCACACGGAGGTGTCCAGTTCCTTGTCGTCGTTGTCATCCTCG